ATCGCAAAAAGGCAAGGTTACCATTAGCATGAGCAACAAGAATATTGAAACAGAAATAGAATTACTTAAACAAGATATACACATCATCAAGACGAATCATCTTGCACACATAGAAGCAGATATGCGTGATGTAAAAGTTGAAGTTAAAGAAATTAAAACTGAAATGTTTAGATTTAAATATATAGCTTATGGAGCTATAGTTGTTTTTGTTTTAATGAGTGATAAATTTAACGACATATTGAGGTTACTATAATGAAATGTCCTAAAACTGGTAAACAATGTAAGACCTGCAAAGGTAAATGCAAGAAGATGAAAGGAACTAAAAAGAAATATTAATGGCTAAGTTATGCGCTAAAGGCAAAGCTGCTGCCAAAAGAAAGTTTAAAGTTTATCCAAGTGCTTATGCCAATATGTATGCATCAGGTGTTTGTTCAGGAAGAATAAAACCTAAAGCATCTTCTAAAGGAAAACGTAATGGCAAAAAAAGGGCTTAAAGAATGGGTAAAAGAAAAATGGGTAGATATTGGCGCACCTAAAAAGAATGGTAAATATCAACCCTGTGGTAGGTCAAAGGGTAGTAAAAGAAAATATCCTAAGTGCGTACCATTATCTAAAGCAAAAACTATGTCTGCATCAGAGAAAGCATCTGCTGTTTCTAGAAAACGTTCTAAAACACAAGGTGTAGGAGGTAAACCAACCTATGTCTCAACGTTCAAAAAAAGACGAGGGAAAGCATAGAAGCGAATATTATTCAAATAGATATGACCATTACATAAATATAGGTTATACTAATGGGGAATCTTCTAGGTTAGCTCATGTTGATTTAGCAAAAGAATTTAAACAAAAGAATCCAACAGTAGATAAATTAAAACAGATTTGAAAAAAGAAGAACTAGAAAAATTTATGTTACATAACCGACTTTCTGTCGAGGAATTTCATCGTAAGATAGGATATAGTCCTAATGATATACGCAAGTTTCTCAAAGGCACAAAGAAAGTTCCTGACCATTTTAGTCAGGAATATTTAGAAAAAACACTCCAACAGTAATTAACTAGACCCACACAAACAGATAGACTCAAAATGGTTTGAGGACCTAGACCTGTGCGTATGGATAGCATTACAGGAAAATATAAATGGAAGACAAAAAAGAAGCTGCTATTAAAGCAGGACAAGACGCAAAGTTATTACTTGAGAATCCTCAAATGGTAGCTGCATTTAACAGTGTACTTAATAACGGATATCAACAATGGATATCTACAGATATTAAAGATACTGAAACAAGAGAGTCTCTTTACCATAAACAAAGAGCAATCCTTGAAATAAAAAATACTTTAGTACAAACCGTAGAAAACGGTCACATACTAGAGGAAGAAAGAAATAAAGAGAAATGACAAAACTAAAGGAAAACATTCCTGATGAAAATATCAGACGTCTTTATTCTGCAATTTTATTACAAGGAGTAGAAGATTGTTTAATTCAGAAACAAGACTTTTTTATTTATCGTACAGGTAGAAAAAACTACGGATACGTTGATAACCAATATAAGCAAATAACTCACAATCAAGCAAGAGAAAAAAGAAACTTACTTAGATATAGAGACGATGCAAGAAGTTGGTTTAACAAAGATAATAAAGATTTTGTATTTGTTTGTAATGCAGCAGGATATGACCCTGAAACAGTTATATCAAAACTAAATAAACATTTATTAAAATTAATTGAGGAACTTAAAAATGTCAGATGATAACATAACAAAAGAAAGTACACATAAAGGAATTCCAGTGACTGACGTAAGGTCAGCACAAGAAGCACTTCTAGGATTAATGGAAACTCCAAAGGAGCAAATCCAAGAATCTCAAGAAGTAACAGAAACTCAGGAAGATGTTTCTGAACAGGCAATGGAAGTTGCCGAATCAGTTGACACAGAAGTAGAAGATTCAAATGAATTAACTGCTGAAGATATATCTGATGATACTCAACAAGAGGAAGTCGAGGAACGAACTTTCACCGTAAAAGTAAACGGCAAGGAAGTAGAAGTGACCCAAGACGAACTATTGGATGGGTATAGCAGAACTTCTGATTACATACAAAAAACTCAAGTATTGTCTGAGCAACGCAAAAAAGTAGAAGATGAGCTTACTGCGACTCAACAAGAAAGACAGCGATACACACAGGCACTTGAGCAGTTGGAAGAATCTACAGACTATGAGATAGCTCAACTTAAGTCACAAGATTTGGAAAAACTCAAGGAAGAAGACCCACTAGCTTACATGCAACGTAAAGATGCACTGCGTGATTTGGAAGAAAATAAAATAAAAATTGCAAATCAAAAAGCGAAAGCACAAGAAGCAGAGCAAAAAGAAATGCAAAGTAAGTTAATGCAACAAAGAGAAGAACAGTTAAAGATATTAACTGAAAAATTACCTGAATGGAATGACCCTGAAAAGGGAACTAAACTAAAGTCAGACATAAAAAATTATGCTATGGCTAAAGGTTTTTCTGAACAGGAAATAAGTATGTTAATAGATGCAAGAAGCATACAAGTTCTTCACGATGCAATGAAGTATGAAAATCTTTTAAATGCAAAGATTGCAAATAAAAAGAAAAAGGTAGTACCTAAAGTACAAAAACCTGGAACATCTACTTCTAAAGGTGAGGTTAAATCTGAGCGTGTTAAGCAATTAAAATCCAAAGCTAGAAAATCAGGCAGAGTCAATGATGCTGCAAAGTATATTGAATCTATGCTTGGCTAGTTTTATTAATTAACTTAAACACAGAGGTGTAAATAATGGCACAACTATCAAATACATTTGAAACATTTGATGCCGTTGGTGGTCGTGAAGACTTACAAAATGTAATCTATGACATTTCTCCAACAGATACACCATTTATGTCTTCAATCGGTACTGGCGCTGCTAGTGCTGTAAAGCATGAATGGCAAACAGACAGCTTGGCAGCTGCTGCATCTAATGCTCAAATCGAGGGTGATGACTCTCCAAGCGCTGCATTATCTGCTACTTCAAGAGTGTTCAACTATACACAGATTTCGTACAAACCTGTTATGGTTTCAGGCACACAAGAAGCAGTAGACAACGCAGGAAGAAATTCTGAACTTGCTTACCAAATTGCTAAAGCAGGTAAAGAACTTAAAAGAGACATGGAACTAGACCTTACAGGTAAAACAGACGCAAGTGCAGGTTCAGGTAACGGTGCATCTGCTCGTAAATCTAAAGGTTTTGAATCATGGACAGAAACAAACAACAGTTATGGTGCAGGTGGTTCTAACTCTAGTGGTGCTGTCACAGACGGTACACAAAGGGTTCTTACAGAAGCTATCTTGAAAGGTGAGCTTAAGTCTTGCTTTGATAACGGTGGTGACCCTGACCTACTAATTGTTGGTTCATTCAACAAACAAAAAGTATCAGGATTTACTGGTAACTCAACTCGTATGGACATGGCAGAAGATAGAAGTTTAGTAGCTACTATTGATGTTTATGTTTCTGACTTCGGTGAAGTTAGAGTTGTTGCTGATAGATTCCTACGTTCTTCAGGTAGAAGTGCGTTAGTAGTTGATACAGAAATGTTTGCGACTGGTTTCTTAAGACCTTTCCAAACACAAGAACTAGCAAAAACTGGTGATGCTGAGAAACGTTTACTACTCGCTGAGTGGACACTCGTTGCTAAAAACGAAGCATCTTCAGCTACTATTGCTGACTTGACAACTTCATAAAAAATATACAACAACCCGTTGTAAGGGGTAGGTTTTACTTCATTTTCCTACCCCACCCAAGATACTGATTAATAATGACCTTGAAGAACGTATCGCTTCGGAACGAGGGTTATTAATATAAGGAGACTTTAATGAGAACATTAAACGATTATTTTGTAACAGCAGAGATAGAAGACGTATCTACTGCATCTAGTACATTCGTGCCAGTGCCTGACGGTGGACGAGTAATTAAAATTATATCTGCACTACAAGGTGCTATTAGTGGTGGTAATGCTGCAGTTTCTTTTGAAATTGGTGGTACAGCTATTACTGGTGGTGGCATAACAGTTGCTCACTCAGGTTCAGCAGCAGGTGATGTAGATTCAGCAGAACCAACAGCAGCTAATAGAGTTGAAGAAAATGGAACTATCGAAATGATAACAGATGGTGGCTCTACAGGAACAGCTAAATTATTAGTAACATTTGTAGTTAGGAGATAAGCATGTCAAGAATGAGAGTAACAAATACTATCGTAAGAGGTGTTACTGCTACATCTCAACAATCTACAGCTACTGATGCAAATACTGAATATGTTAGAATTGTATCTGATACAGATGGAGTCCATATAGCTTTTGGTGCATCACCAACAGCAACAACAAGTACAACAATACTTGGTGCATATGACCCTGAAGTATTTAAGATTGACGGTGGTATGAAAGTAGCTGCAATACTTGCAAGTGGAACAGGTAACATTTATATAGATGAGTTAAGCGAATGAGAAGAAAGATAGGCAATGGTCAAACATTTCATTACCATGAACCTACTGGTGAGTTTGCTATAGAACACATCGAAAATATACAACCCCTTTTAGACCAAAATAAAAAACTTCAAAATGAAGACCATAGTATACGAGACGAGTTTAGACTCTCTGCTCGTATACCTATGACTGTAGTTTATGAATGGAAAAGACTATTTGGGGTTGATGTATATAAAAAAGACCACGCACAAGCAGTAAAAAAATTATTAAACAGTCCTGATTACAGGTATCTAAAGACAACCAATAGGCGCATATAATGGCAATATCGAATTACTCAGAACTTAAATCAGCTATCGCTGACTGGTTAGATAGAACAGATTTAACTGATTCTATTTCTGACTTTATTACACTAGCAGAAGCTAGACATAAAAGAGATTTTAAACTTAGAAGAATGGAAACAAGAGTTACAGCAAACACTATAGCTGATACTGAGTATTATACATTGCCAGACCAATATGTTGCTATGCGTAATATACAATTAAACACTGACCCTAAAACATCTTTAGAATATTTAACACCTGAACAAATGGACAGGATATATGCAGGAAGTATGAAAGGTAAACCAAGAGCATATAGTATTATAGGGAATGATATACAGTTAAGACCAATACCTGATAGCGCATATGAAATAGAAATATTATATTTTAAACACTTTACTGCCTTATCAGATTCAGCGCCTACTAACGAGATGCTAACTAACCATCCTGATATTTATTTATATGGCTCATTAGTAGAAGCAGAACCTTATTTACAAAACGATAAACGAATTCAAACATGGGCTAGTTTCTATGATAGAGCAAAGAAAGATATAATAGACTCTAATGAAAGAGATAGACACTCAGGTGTAGCTCCTACAACAAGAGTTGATTACGGATTATATTAATGACAGTTTGGGCAGAACAATCTACAACTAGTACCAACTGGGAACTAGAGGGAACATTTTTTTTTAAAACAGAAGATGATTTGTTCTTTTTTGCAACAGAAAACAATATTATTTTTGAGCAAGAAAACATACCAGTATTAACAGTTGATGATTGGACAGTACAATCGACAACAGCAACCACATGGACATAAATGGCAAATAAGAAATTTTCAGAATTAACAGAAGTTATTACCCCCAATAGTGAGTCTATATTTGCTACAGCTTACGATGGGGATAACTTTAAAGTTACACTAACAAACATAGCTGCAAACATGCCGTCTATTACTACAACTGGCACAGTTACAGCTACAACGTTTATAGGTAATGTAACAGGTAATGTTACAGGTTCAGTTACAGGTAACGCAGATACAGCTACAGCTTTAGCTACAGGTCGTACAATAGGTATGACAGGTGATGTTACTTGGACTTCAGCATCTTTTGATGGTACAGGTAATGTAACAGG